GAACTCCCAGGGGCGGATGAATTGTTTTGTGTGTATTCCCAAACACGCCTTGCGCGGCAAACGGTAAAAACGGGCAGCACACCTGTGACTGGTGTGGCATTGACAATGGCCCGACAGACCACGTCCTGCATCACTGCAGACGTGGAATTCCTCCCAAATTAAACTGGGATGTTGGGAGGGGTGAGCCGAAATTCGTTACTTTTCACTCACCTGGGTTTCTAGGGTACCCTACCACTTATGTGGACCCGCAGCAAAACCCACCCCGACTTGACAACTAATTAAAGCCAGCAAGTACCAATGTGACCAAACACTGGTTCTAGGAGTGGGAATTTGCTGCACTTGAACGCACTGCTATCAAAAGTATGCAACTGTGTCTAGTCTGTTGTTAGGACCTTCTTACGGTGGTCAACAAAACCCTCACGACTGGTTGAGAGGATATAGTTTTCTCAGTGCACTCTACAACACCCAACAGACACACCACGGGTTGTCACGCCCCGTGTTCAAATCATCGCAGTGCGAACAAGCAAAGCTGTTTCGTGACAAACGGAAAATACAGACAGCACACCTGTTCTGATGTGGCGCTTTAAAAAGCGGCCTGACTGAAACCCCCCCCACGGTACCACATATGAGCAGTGTCCAGCACCACACCTATGAGGCCCCACAGGGGGGAATTTTGGCTTTCTCGACACTAAACTGGCATGTCGAGGGTGTCGGTTTTGGGGTCTAACAGCATTTCTACTAATTTCCCTACTTCACCCAACGGAGTGACGTCAAGATGTCTCCGAGGCAAATCGTTACCACAAAGTTGATACGAGATCATATCCTCGTACTCTGGGTATTCACAAAAAGCATCGAAAGTCTCTATAGGACGCCCATCGAATCGGGCTATTCTACCACTCAGCTCTCTCTGAATGGGCAAAACCAACCGCGGAATTTCCGCGGCGCGTGAGTCGGACAAATGCGCTGCCAGGCCGAGATTGGGCTTGCAGACCGGGAAACGCTTTTCAGGCTTCAAAGCAGTCACATCTATCCTGTGCTGGTTGAACCATCGCTCCCAATTCTTAAACCCTGTCACCCCGGCTGTCAGCTTGCCGACGAGCTCCACCAATGAGTCCAGCACGGGGTGACCAGGCTGCATATAGTGCATACTGAGAGCAGAAACCCTGAGTAAAAACATCTTCTTGCCCCACCTAAGGGGTTGCGACGTCTTAATCCAAAGTGACCTTATTGCTCTCAACACATTTACAACGCAACCGTCAACCGTCCACACCTTCCTGAGGAAATCGACACATCCATCACCAGCACCCTTGCTGGACAGACTGAACGACAACCCCATCCTCCCGATGAAACCCGGGTTAGCGACTGCGACAGGCATCACCCCGTCATCCCCTTCAACCACAAAGGACAACTGGCTTGCTTCCTGCCACCACTCTTCAAGTCCGCCATACTTGCTCCCATACTTCTCCCAGTGACCACTGAGAATCAGACAAATGTTCACGAGCCCGTTGCCCATGGATGTCCAGTAATCCCCCGACAATCGTGCCAGGTGACAGAAACTGAAAAATCTTGTCTTTATACGCCTCTCCTTTGCCCAGACTTGGGCGAAAAGCGCAGAAGTGTTGTGCATGCACATCCTCTCCAGGACGGCGCACACCAGCATCATCTCAGGCTCACGTACACTCTTCACTTGCGCCTTCTCAAAAGACGAGTAATCTGTGCTACAATGTTCACCATCAAATATTTGCCGAAGCTTCGCGTATACTTCCTGATTAGTCAAGTGTTTGATTTGCCATCTCTTCAAAATATCGCATCCGTAAACCATCTCCTGGACCACCAACACTGGTGCCAGGAGGTAACAGTAAACTTCAGCCATAGGGTAAATACCCCGTGCTCTCCCAAGCCACGATTTGAAATTCGACTCATCTTTGACGAAGAAGCCTTTCTCCTTCCACTTGTCGCTAAACCATCCCAACTCACTGTCCTCGAAATGCTCCACTAAGCCCATCACGTAAGCAACAGGTTTTTTCAGAAGCTTGACGAGGACCGCCACGCTGTTGTTCCGCTCCCTGACGTGTTTGTCGTCAATGGCGAGTTCCACCTGCTCCACTATTTTCTCTACTACGATCTTCGATACTAAAGTGAACGTCCCCATAGCGGAGACGTCGACTGGGTTACGCGCTAAAACCCTGTCGACACAAGCGGATAATTGCGATAGGGGGTCGTTACCCCCCACCATGCCGGCACCTAAGGTGTACCCGAAACTGCTGAATACCACGAGGCCCATTCGTGATAAACGTGTGTAACACAACAAGTCTGGCAATGATGTCTTAGTCCTGTTGAACCTCAACTTCAAACGTTTCTCATTGGAGACTAGCTCCTTCCCGACGAGGGACACCAGGTTTTGACCACCTGGCGTAGAGTAA